GGAAATCAAGCTGAGTATAATCCAAGCTGGGCACAAAGCAGTTGAAGAGCTTATTAAAGTTGCTAAAGAAGCTATTGTCGATTCAGGCGAGGATATTACCGCGGACAGGTTAAAAAATGCTGCAGCCACTAAAAAGCTAGCTATATTTGATGCTTTTGAAATACTTAAACGTATTGAGGACGAGGAGAATATAATCAATGAAATACCAACGCAAGTAAAAGACAAAGAAGCGTTTGGAGGTTTTGCAGAAAGACGATCTAGATAATGTACGAGCAAAGCTTATACAAAGTACTATCTAACCATGTGAAAACTAAGGTCTTAAACAGAAACAATAAGTTTAAGAAATGGAAGTACGGATATGATGAAGAGCATGATATGGTCATCATTAGTAAAACTGGAGAGATTGGTGAAATATATGAAATACAAAATCTTAAAATAGCCTTACCTAAAGCTAATAAAGTAGCTAGGTTCAAAGGTGATAAATGGGTTATTCAAGAATACCCAAAAGAATTAAAAAGAATTGAAACCATTTTTGATTGGAAAAATTACTCTGATAACTTTAAAACAGAATGGTATGACTATATTGATGAAGAGTTTAAAAAACGTGAAGAAGGTTTTTGGTTTTATAACAAAACCGGTCCTACTTATGTTACTGGTACTCATTACATGTACTTGCAGTGGTCCAAGATTGATGTTGGGAACCCAGATTTTAGAGAGTCAAACAGATTATTTTATATCTTCTGGGAAGCTTGTAAAGCAGACTCAAGATGTTACGGCATGTCGTATCTCAAGAATAGACGTAGTGGATTTTCATTCATGGCATCTGGAGAAACGGTTAACATGGCTACAATATCAGTCGACGCGAGATTTGGAATTTTATCTAAATCTGGAGCCGATGCTAAAAAAATGTTTACAGACAAGGTTGTTCCTATATCCGTCAATTACCCGTTCTTCTTTAAACCCATCCAAGATGGTATGGACCGTCCAAAAACTGAACTTGCATACCGTGTACCCGCTTCAAAGCTTACACGTAAAAGCATCACAAAAACTACAGAAAGAGATGATACTCTTACAGGTCTTGACACCACGATTGACTGGAAAAACACAGGTGACAACGCCTATGACGGGGAAAAACTTAAACTTCTTGTTCATGATGAATCAGGTAAATGGGAAAGACCAAACAACATACTTAACAATTGGAGAGTTACAAAAACAACGCTAAGATTAGGTTCTAGAATTATTGGAAAGTGCATGATGGGCTCAACATCAAACGCGTTAGATAAAGGTGGTGACAATTTCAAGAAATTATATAATGCATCAGACGTTAAAACGAGAAACGCCAACGGGCAGACTAGTTCAGGACTCTATTCTTTGTTCATTCCTATGGAATGGAACTACGAAGGATACATTGATTCTTATGGGTTTCCTGTATTCGATACACCCAAAGAAGAAGTTTTAGATGTATATGGTGATTTAATAAAAATAGGTGTATTAGAGTTTTGGCAAAATGAAGTTGAGGGATTAAAAGACGATCAAGACGGTTTAAATGAATTTTATAGACAGTTTCCTAGAACAGAGGAGCACGCTTTTAGAGATGAAGCTAAAGAGTCTTTATTTAATTTAACAAAAATATACGAACAAATAGATTATAATGTAGATCTTAGGAATACATCAATAATTACTACTGGCAGTTTTCAGTGGCACGATGGTAAAATAGATTCAAGTGTTATATTTGTACCAAATAAAGACGGTAGATTTAAAATATCTTGGGTTCCACCTGTTAATTTACAAAATCGTGTGATAGTAAAGAATGGGAGTAAATACCCAGCAAACGAACACACTGGTGCTTTTGGATGTGATAGCTATGATATATCAGGTACAGTTGACGGAAGAGGATCTAATGGATCTTTACATGGCTTAACTAAGTTTAGTATGGAGGATGTACCTCCTAATCATTTCTTCTTAGAGTATATAGCTAGACCTCAAACTGCAGAAATATTTTTTGAAGATGTTCTAATGGCTTGTGTGTTTTATAGCATGCCAATATTATGTGAAAACAATAAGCCTAGACTATTATATCATTTTAAGAGAAGAGGCTATAGAGGTTATTCTATGAATAGACCAGACAAAGCTTGGAATAAATTATCAGTTACGGAAAGAGATATAGGTGGTATACCTAACTCAAGTGAAGACATAAAGCAAGCCCATGCCGCTGCGATAGAAACATATATAAATACGAGCATTGGTAAAACAAGTGTAGGTTATGGTGATATGTATTTTCAAAGAACACTAGAAGACTGGGCAAGATTTAACATAAATAATAGAACAAAGCATGATGCATCTATAAGTTCTGGATTAGCCTTAATGGCTTGTAATAAAAACAGATATATACCTTCAGCTGTAAAAGAATACAAAAGCATTGATTTAGGTATAAAAAGATACAATAACAAAGGATCATCATCAAAAATTATACAATAAATGAGAATACAAACTAATACTAATAGTTCATTTCCTAGCCAAGTAGTTAGCGACGAAGAAAAATCTAGTTTAGAATATGGAGTTCAAGTTGGTAGAGCTATTGAGCAAGAATGGTTTCAAGGAGGTAGAGGCGGTAATAGGTATACTCAAGCTTACAACACCTTTCATCAATTAAGACAGTACGCTAGAGGAGAGCAAAGTATTCAAAAATATAAAGATGAGTTATCTATAAATGGTGATTTATCTTATCTTAATTTAGACTGGAAACCAGTTGCAGTTATATCTAAGTTTGTTGATATAGTTGCCAACGGCATGTGTAATAAGTCTTATGATATTCAAGCTACAGCAGAAGACCCTTTCTCTAAGCAAGAAAAAACAGCTTACGCTCAGAACGTTTTAAGTGATATTAATAACAAAGATATATTAGAAGATTTTAAACAAAAAATAGGTGTTAACTTATCTAACACATCTGATCCATCTTCTTTACCAGCTAGTAAGGAAGAACTTGACTTATACATGCAGATGAATTATAAGCAAGCTGTTGAAGTAGCAGAAGAAGAAGTTATAAACAATGTGTTAAGCAATAACAAGTACAGTCAAACAAAAAAGCGATTAGCTTATGATTTAACTGTTTTAGGTATAGCAGCTTCTAAAACTAGATACGATATAACTGAGGGAATAAAAATAGACTATGTAGATCCAGCGTATATGGTTTACTCTTACACAGAAGATCCAAATTTTGAAGATATATATTACGTAGGTGAAGTTAAATCAATAACAATACCAGAACTTAAAAAACAATTTCCTGGAATTCCTGAAGAAGAGTTATTAAGAATACAACAAATGCCCGGTAATTCTCAATATATTCAAGGTTGGGGTAATTATGATGAAAATACTGTTCAAGTAATGTATTTTGAATACAAGACTTATATGAATCAGGTTTTTAAAATAAAAAGAACAGAGCAAGGTTTAGAAAAAGCATTAGAAAAAACTGATGAGTTTAATCCACCACCTAATGATAACTTTGAAAGAGTTTATAGAACTATAGAAGTATTATACACAGGTGCTAAAGTTATTGGTAATAATACAATGCTAGAGTGGAGGTTATCAGAAAACATGACACGTCCTTTAGCTGATACTACTAAAGTGGAAATGAATTATTGTATATCTGCTCCTAGAATGTACAAGGGTAGAATAGAATCTCTTGTAAGCAGAATAACTGGATTTGCTGATATGATTCAATTAACACATCTTAAGCTGCAACAAGTGATGTCTAGAATAGTACCTGACGGTGTATTCTTAGATATGGACGGTTTAGCAGAAGTAGATCTTGGTAACGGAACAAATTATAATCCTGCAGAGGCTTTAAATATGTATTTCCAAACAGGTTCTATAGTTGGTAGATCACTCACTCAAGAAGGAGGCATGAATGCAGGTAAAGTGCCTATTCAAGAATTAAATTCTTCTTCTGGTCAAGCTAAAATACAAAGTCTTATTGGAACATACCAGTATTATCTACAAATGATTAGAGACGTAACTGGATTAAATGAGGCAAGAGATGGTAGTCAACCAGATAAAGATGCTTTAGTTGGATTACAGAAATTAGCAGCAAATGCTTCAAATACAGCTACAAAACATTTATTAGATTCTTTGATATATATAAGCCTAAGGATGTGTGAAAACATTAGCTTAAAAGTGGCTGATATAATAGAAAATCCATTAACAAGAGAATCTTTAGGTAATAGTTTAGGTAATTTCAATGTAGGTACATTAGAAGAATTAGCTACATTACAGTTGCATGATTTTGGTATTCATTTGCAATTAGAGCCTGAAGAAGAAGAAAAAGCTTTATTAGAACAGAACGTTCAAGTAGCATTGCAATCTGGTGCAATAGCATTATCCGACGCTATAGACGTTAGGGAGATAAAAAACGCAAAACTAGCTAATCAATATATAAAGCTAAGACAGACTCAAAAACAACAAAGAGAACAACAGCAGCAACAAGCTAACATACAAGCTCAAGCGCAAGCAAATGCTCAACAAGCTGAACAAGCTGCTATGAATGAGGTTCAAAAGCAGCAAGCTATAACTGCTGAGAAAGTAAGTATAGAGCAAGCTAAATCTCAGTTTGAGATACAACGCATGCAGGCTGAAGCTGAAATAAAAAGAGGCTTAATGCAAGAAGAATTTAATTTTCAAATGCAATTAGCTCAAGCTAAAATCGGCGCTGAACAATCAAGAGAAGCCGCTATAGAAGATAGAAAGGACAAAAGAGTAAAGATACAAGGAACACAGCAGTCAGAGCTTATAGACCAAAGACAGAATGATTTACTACCAAAAGACTTTGAGTCAACTGGTAATGATACTTTAGGTGGAATTGGAATTGATGAGTTTGGACCAATTTAGAATTTTTTAATTATTTAATTATATTATATTATGTCAGAAGTAGAAACAAATGAACCTGTTAAACAGGAAGGTGATTTTAGCTTAAAAGGTAAATCAAAAAAACCTAAGCAATTATCAAGCGATTCTCCAGCTATAACAAAGGTGAGTATTAAAGAGCCTATGTTAGAAAGAAAAGAAGATATTACTAAAGTAGTAATAAAAAATGAAGAACTAAAACCGCAAGAAGATGCCGTTCAAAAGCAAGAAGCAGAGAGCCCTGTGCTACTCAATGAACAACCCGAAATGGGATTGCAAGAAGTGGGACAAGGAGACGAAGACGCCACTGCAGATGCTGTTACCAAGTTTACGCCATTACAAGAAGTAACTGAAGAAGAGGTAAAGCAAGTAACTAAAGAAGCTCAAGAAGCAGTAAGAGACGAAAAAGTCTTAGGTAGAAAACTACCTGAAAATGTTGAAAAACTAGTTTCTTTTATGGAAGACACAGGTGGAACTGTTGAAGACTATGTTAGATTAAACGCTGACTATTCAACTATTGATGAGCGTACTTTAATAAAAGAATATTATAAAAAAACAAAACCTTATTTAGAATCTGAAGACTTAGACTTAATCTTAGAAGATTATGACTATGATGAAGACATAGACGAGGATAGAGATATACGCAAAAAGAAGATTGCGTTTAAAGAAGAAGTTGCAAAAGCTAGAGGTTTTTTAGAAAGCACAAAGAGTAAATATTACGACGAGATCAAGTTGAGACCGGGCGTTACTCAAGAGCAGAAAAAAGCTACAGAATTTTTCAACAGATTCAACAAAGACCAAGAGAATGCTGAAAAGCAACACTCAGAGTTTAAGACCAATACTAATAAATACTTTTCTGATGAATTCAAAGGTTTTGATTTCGATGTCAGTGGTAAGAAATTTAGGTATGGCGTTCAAGATTCTAGTAAAGTTGCAAGTGAACAATCTGATATTAACAACTTTGTAGGTAAGTTCCTAGATAAAAAAGGTGTTATGTCTGATGCTAAAGGCTATCACAAGGCTTTGTATATGGCTTCTAATGCAGATGCAATTGTAAATCATTTCTACGAACAAGGTAAAGCTGACGCCGTACGTGACGTTGTTAGTAAATCAAAAAACTTACAAGATAGTCCTAGGACTACTCAAAATAGTAATGGCTTTGTAGGCGGATTTAAAGTTAAATCGATTAGCGGCTTTGATTCTTCAAAATTAAGTATTAAAACAAAAAAATTTAACTAAAAACAAAAATTATGAGTTTAACTCCACAATTTGGCCCAATTCAGCCATCTCAACAACAACAATTACTACAGTCAAACTACCTACAATTTAATAGTGGTGCTGCTGGTGCAAATGATTTTGCACAACAATATTTACCTGAAATCTACGAACAAGAAGTAGAGCGTTATGGAAACAGAACATTATCTGGATTCTTACGTATGGTTGGGGCTGAAATGCCAATGACTTCTGATCAAGTAATTTGGTCTGAACAAAATAGATTACACATTTCGTATAGCGGATTTGCAGTTGGTGCTGACGCTGCTGGTGCAACTGGACCAAACATTATAACTCTTGCTGCTGCAGATACAAATGTTGTTTCTTTAAATGATACAATAGTTCTTTTAAATCCTGCAAATGGCGCAGAGGCTAAAGGTTTTGTAACAGCTTCTAACACAGCTTTAGGAACAATAAGCGTACAATGTTACAACAACCAAGCACTTGTTGCTCAAGGATTTATGGCTGGCGCTATTGCACTTGGAACAGGTGTAAAGTTATTTGTTTACGGTTCTGATTATGCTAAAGGTTCTAACATAGCTACATCTACCCTCGCTGCTGCTGGAGCACAAGCTGCTAACACAAGAGTATCTGTTACTCCTTCTTTCACTCAATATTCTAACTCTCCTATCATATTAAGATCTCAGTATACTATTTCTGGTTCTGATATGTCACAAATTGGATGGGTAGAAGTTGCTACTGAAGACGGAACGTCTGGATTCTTATGGTATTTAAAAGCTGAATCTGAAACAAGATTACGT